TCGGCGGGGAAACTGCTGGGATAACAGCCCCATGGAACGCTTCTTCCGCAGTCTGAAAACAGAATGGGTGCCAACGAATGGTTACGCAGGCAAGGACGAGGCCCGGCAGCAAATTAATGATTACATATTGAACTACTACAACAGCGTCAGACCTCACCATTATAACGGTGGGCTGACGCCGGAAGAGTCAGAGAACAGATACCATTTTTACTGTAAAACCGTGGCCAATATTACTTGACCACTACACTCCTGCGCCAGCCTGGCCTTTTCAGCATGCTGTCTGGCTTTTTCTGCATCAGCTCCGGCGGCTTTTTCAGACTCTCCGGCACGGGTCGAGCTTTCCTCTGCATTCCCCGCTGCTGTGACTGCACGGGTCGCAGCCTCAGTGGCATCAGTCGCTTTTTGTCCGGCTTCAGCCGCCCTGCTGGTTGCCGTCTTTGCACTGTCAGATGCACTCTTCGCACTGGCTGCTGCACTTTCTTTTGACTGTGTGGCCTGAGTGTTTTTTGTCGCCGTGTCTTCATTCAGGCGACGAATATTGGCAAGGTCATCAGCCACATTATTCTGTATCTGCCGGAAATCTGTCAGCAGTTCTCCGGGTATGCTAACCTCAACAAGACTGCGGCGTAACAGCATATTGAGCGTCACCGTACTTTCAGTCCCCTCAATACGCACACGTCCGTAGACAGCAGTCTTCCCTTTCACCGTCACAGAAACCGCATACTCCCCCGGATCCATCGTCATTCCGTAATATCCACCTTCACGGGTCACTGCTGACGCACTGGTGCCGCTGAGCGCATCCGGTGAAACTGTCAGCGCCGTCAGGGTAATATTTGCTCCTGATATCGCCTCACCATCAGGAGATTTCAGCGTCCCCGAAACAACAACACTCACACTCCACCTCCGTTAAACACTTTTTTACGGGCAGACAATGCACTGTCTGCCCCCTGTTTGATCCCAAGTTGCTCAACAAAACTCTGATAATGCTGCGCAGCCAGCCCCGATTCTGCGCCACCGGCAGCATCCTTACTGAAAGCACGAAACAACATCCAGTCCACCAGTGGGTTAACATAAGCCTCTTCCAGTGGAACTGGCGTATCATCGTCCTGCGTCAGAACATACACTGCCTCCGGTATCCGGCTTACCACTGCATCAATACTTATCTCTTTATCAGGGGCAGGAAACAGCCAGAATACGCGCGGGGACAGGTCGTTGCTGATAAAACATTCAGGAATGCCCTTCATTGTGGGCCACTCGGGATACTGCGCATCCAGCACCTCCCGGGATAATGGTCTGACCGCGCTACCGTCACTGAGGCATATCACGTCAAGAAGTTGTATTACACCATCAGGCAAAACCTGACGTGCACCTGGAACACAACGGATTGTTTCCAGGCTTGCGCCAGCATCCGGTCTCGCCAGAATCACTGCCCTCACAGCATCATTGTAATAATCGCACAATTCCTGCAGGGGCCAGCGAACCATCATCGGGTCAACCAGTTGTGTATTCACACGTCCGATGATTTCTGTAATCGTCGTCATCAGTAAAACCTCTGCCTGCGTACAGGGTTGCGGTATGAAGAGTACGGGCTTGTCGCCAGTGTATGACGATATGCCCGACGGATCCCCTCAGAAAACTGCACAGAAAAATACTGTGCGCGTGACGGGTCCGACCATGAAACACCAGTCTGCATGAACAACCGCTCAAGTGCCCCCGCAGCCACTTCTTCGGGCCATGTGAGGAGTTCATCCGGTATCTGGCTGCGTCCGGCTTTCGGAGCGACGGCATAAAGCACGCTCACCTCACCGGGAGAACAGGCAAATCGCAGGGAGCGTCCGGAGCTGATATCCACATCCCGACCGACAAAAAGCTCATGATTATCGTCAGAGATACGGATGATATGAACGCACTCCTCATCATCTTTGTCATACGGAAGCACGATTTCTTTTCCTGCCACCGGTACAACAGTAACCTCCCGACGGCACACCAACGACTGGCGGCTGAATGCCACGGCAGCCATTGACAGAGCATCCGTCATCATAATGTTCAGTGGACCGCTGATATGACGACGGACATACGGTAAAAAATCACTCAGTTCCGCCATGCTGTTCAGTCTCCGCAACACGACGGCGAAATGCCTCACGCACCCGGATACGGAATGCCTCAGCCGTTTCTTTCGGGTCTTTGTGAATATCCAGCTCTTCTGCCTCACACAGCGTCGCCAGCCGTGCTGAGGTGAGCTTACTTAAATCCACCTCCTGCCCGTTAACAGAAACAACAAAACTGTTCTCCGCTTCTGCCAGCGCAGCAAGCACTCTTTCCTGCGCCTGCTGTGCCTGCCGCAACTGCTCATTCTGTTGTTGCTTTTTCAGAACATCATCAAGCTCTTCATGACGAACCCAGACATCCGGAAACCCCAGCAGTTGCCAGGCCATCGCGCTGTCAACATGCACCGGCTCAAGACGTGGGAACAGCGTGCGACTTCCGGTAATGGTGTCCTTTTTCACGGGTTTTGGGCCGATATAGACAACGGCAATTTTCTCGCTCATATAAATTCCCCGGATAAAAAGCCCGCATGACGCGGGCCGGAAGGTTTTAATCAGTATCCCACCACGGTATAACGCAGCAGAACATTCAGGGTGCCGGTTGCAGCGGCAGTCTTAATGGTGACAGTAACCAGCTCTCCGTCACGCTGTGTGGTGTACGGCTCCACTGGCACATATCTGGCAAATTTTGCAGAAACAGCTTCGCTGTTATCGATGAGAACATGCTCACCAGACTTAATGCTGACGCTTGCAGTACCCAGACCGCCCGTTGAAACCAGCTGGAGTGAGTTGATACGGATGCCAACTGGCAGTGAGAGAAGATGAATAACACTGTCCGCTTCCGCAGCATTCACCGTAAATACGCCTTCTGCCACCGACTCATTACCGTGCGTGCCCGTATAGACCCGTTCACTCAGTGACGGGGCAAGAATAGTCTTTGCCATAATTAATGACTCCAGAAAAAGCCGGGCGAAAACCCGGCATGGGGAAAGGAAAAATCAGAGCTTCACTGCGGTATCAACGGCAATCACGCCGTGATCCTGCATCTTGCCGCTCTTCTCGGGGAAACGGATTTTTTTCAGACCGTTGATCCAGCTGATTGCTATCTCAGTACGGTTATCCATATCCGTTTTCTTCTCAACCATGTTGAAGTGACCGCCTGCCTTCTGACCGTAAGCATTTGCCAGCGCCTGAGCCCCCAGTAACATGGCGCGGTCAATATTGGTTGCAGCAGCGACCTCTTTCGTTGTTGCCGTCAGGTTATTCTCTGATACCAGAACCTTTGAACCCTGATAGAAACGGATCGGCATACCCGCATACTTACGAACCAGGATATTCCGCCACATCGCACATTCACCTTTGAACAGCGGATGGTTAAAACCTTTTGCACGGTTCACGGCACGAACCATCATCTGGTTCCAGTCCTTCCCGGAAGTCGAGGTGTACCAGTCATTCCACTGACGCGGCGTGACGTACAGGACGTAATATGGATCTTCTCCGTGAAGTTCATCACCGGACAGACGAACCGGCTGTAACGGATGCGCCATTTCGTCAATAAACAGGGAGAGATTGTCCACCAGGCCAATAGAAAAAATATCTGCCGCTTCGATCTGCTCAAAGCTTGTCGCATCACCGCCAAAAAAGTGACGGTCATGTGTCGGAGGCAGTACATCGTTGATCATGATTTTTTTGAATTCAGGGTGCTCCGCTGTCGGCAGAATAGTGTCGTCAGCAACAAAATCACCGCGAGCTCCAGCAAGATGCACTATCGCACACTGGTCCTGCAGGTCATTAAAGTACGTCCCCAGAAGCGTTCTGGCAGAGGATGCCAGGTTAAACTTCGTGCGCTGCTGACTCATACGTCCGCCTGCATCCACCAGGTGACGTCCCTGATTGATTTTCAGGGAGAAGTCAGCATGGCTGAGATCCTCACCACGACCTTCAACACGCTCATCTCCCATCGTCGGACGTTTTGAGAGTTTGTGCATGATGCTGAAGGTCACTTCATCACCGGCCTGTTTGTTAAGGTCTGTGATACGGACAACCGGCGCACCCGCGCTGGTCTGCTTCGTGCTTTTCTTGTCCGGCGAAACCGCTTTTGGCGCTTCCTGCTGTTCAGTAAGGATATTAACCATCGAGCGGTTGCGGTTGGCAGCAGTAAAAAGCGCCACCTGATACAGCTTATTCGCCTGGGCTGATGTTACAGTCGTCATTACTTCAGTACTCCTTCAGTAAGTTACCCGAGCTTCTCCAGAAGTGCGTCTATTTCAGCATTCGTCATACCGCGCATAATCGCCTCTGCCTCTGAATGCGAAGCGCCAAGTAACCGTTCAAAATTATCACCGGTTCCGACGGAGGCCGTGGTGCCTAAATCTGACGGGGAAGCTGGTACTGCCTGCTCCCGTTCAGCGGTCTTCACTTTCTCTTCCGCCGTTTTCCGGATATCCGTTTTGTCTGCCTGGTTGTCAGCAGACGACTCACTGACTTCACCGAAAGCAACCTGCGTACGACGGGCCACTTCAGCGAAACGTTCAGTGAGCGTTTTGTCTTTCCATGCGGGGTCATTCTGGAGCTTCCCGTCGATGGATACAGCAACCGAGAAGCGATCCGGATCGGACTCCTGCCACGTTTTCAGCACCGGCACGGCATTCATCGCATCAAGAACCGGTGATAAATCCTCACCACCATTACCTTCTGCCTGCTGTGTTGATTGCTGAACACGGGACTGGAGATAGTTATTTTTACGGATGAGCGAAGCCACCGCGTCACCAATTTCCGGATACATCTCCCTGATACGGGCAATCTGCTCATCAGAAATTTTTTCGTTTTCCGGTAACGGTGTGGGCTTCATACCGGCCTGGTGGATCTGAGACGTCAGCAGTTCCACCCTGCGTTTTTCTTCAGCTATCTGCCACGAAGAAGTGCGGCTTCCTGTTCGGCCCGTTGCTTACCGGAACGTTCAGCCTCAAGGACTTCATAGGGAATGACGTGTTTACCGTCGCGGGTGAGCACCCCCTTCGCTTCCGGCTCCTTCACGTCCTGCGCCTGCTCCACACTGGCATCCGGCGTCGGTGCCACATTGTTATCGCCCGTCTGAGTCTGTGCTTCCTCATCCGCATTTTTTTCCGTGGTATCTTCCGTCACGACGTCCTGTGCGTGACTGTCAATATCCACATCCCCAAGTCCTTCCAGCATTTTTTCCAGTTGTTCCGGGGTTTCTTCACCCGTAAATTCAAAATCCATAAATAACTCCGCATGGTCTGTTTATCGGACAGATCCGAATGGTTGAGTAAATAAGGCTTATCGCTGCCCCCGCGAATAAGCGCACCGCTCCCGGAACGCTTACCTCCGGAAACAAAAAACCCCGTACGATGACGGGGTTCAGTTGAAGCCAGAGTTTTCAGAGCGACATTTCATTCATCCGCTGTTGTAACGTATACAGCATCTGTTGCTGAAGAACGTCCTGCTCCTGTTCCATATTCTGTATGCCGGTAATGATTTCTGCCGTATGTGCCTGGTTAAGCGCATCCACATAACGCTGCCCCTGTGTCAGGGCTACTTCCCGCTGTGCACTGGCATTATCCCGTTGTGCAGCAGCATGTGCCCTGGCGGCGTCAGCTTCCAGTTTTGCCACTCTGCCAGCCATCTCGCGCATCTGGAGTTCTGCCTGTTGTTGCTGAAGTGCCTGTTGTTGTGCCGCTACTTCCTGTTCTTCCGGCGTCATTTCATCCGGTGATTTTGGCGTCCCCAGCGCAGCACGAATACGCTCAACAAACTCCTGTTTCTGCGGCACATCCAGAAGATTAACCCACAGGTCGAGCACAACAGCCTGCACCTGAGGCGGCAGCCCCTGAATAACCTCTGA